AAAGCCAGCATCAAATGCGCTAGTTGCGGGTTCCCACACCCAGCAGCCATAGATTTCCATCACCCACCGGGCACTAAAGAGCACCATATCCACACGCTGGTACGGCGTCGGGCTGAAGAATTATTGTTTGCCGAAATAGCCAAGTGCGTGCCACTGTGCGCTAACTGCCACCGTATCCACCACCATAACTTGCGTGAAGAGCGCAAACGTAAAAAGAAGATAAATAAAAAGGGGAGCCGAAGCTCCCCTTAGGGTGTAAGGCCGAAGCCCTACGATCAGGTCGAGCCTGAAGTGCCCCACATACCCAGCGGGTCGCTCCAGCCGAAGCTGTAACGCTCACGGGCCTTGTACCGCACGTTGCCGGTATCAAAGTCACCGTCCATGCCGGTGGTCATGGCAGCACGGGTGAAGTGCTTCATGCCGTTGGGCACATCGGTCTTGATGAACCAAGCATTGGTATCGGTCAAGAAGTGGTTGACGGTGTAGCCCTCGGGGATCGAGCCCATCGCCTTAATGGCGTTCAGGTCGTTGTCAGCCGTAGCCACGCGGAGGTCGGTGTCAAGAATACGCTTGGCAACGAACATCAGCGCCGGGGGCACAATCAACTTACGAGGCTTAGCAGCAATCAGCAGGCCACGCTCGTCCGTCCAAGCAGCGATCTGAATGATTGCAGCCTCTAGCGAGGTTTCGTTCAAATCGACTTGAGCAGCCGGGGTGTTGCTGTTGGTGCCGCCACCAACCAAGGGGTGAGCCGTAGAGAACAGAGCCACATTGTCGCCGCCTTTGTAGGAGGCGCTGAAGCCGTTGTTCAACACAGCAGCAGCCTTAACCTGCTTGGTGTAAGCCATAGCACGAGCCAGAGCCTTGGTGTAACGAGCAGACAAGCTGTCGTACAGGTTGTCCTCAACCGCCTCTTCGGTGATCGAGAAGCCCATAGCAATGGTTTCGTGGTTGTAACGAGTCGTCCAAGCCTCTTGAGCATTGTCATAGACCATAGCAGCGCCTTCGGCTTTCACCGGGGCGGCACCAAAGCCAGACAGCTTGGTTTCCTCTTCAAACGAGCGCTCCGAGGTCTCACTTTCGTAGATCTCTTTGTGCTCTTCGCCGTACTTTTGATACTCCAGACCAAACAATGCGTTCAGGCCCGGGAGCAGCTCTTTCAGTAATTGACTGCGTGAAATAGCCATTTTAGTTTACTCCTTAGACGCCAGCGTTGTTAGTCATGTGGTGCCCACCAATCGTAAACTTAACGTATACGTCTGGGTAAGCGTCACCAACGGGAGAGGCAAAACCAACAATCAGCAATCCGCCGACGGTAGTTTGCACGCTCGCGTCAAGCGCCACATTAGAGTTGCCAGTAGCAGTGCTACCGGAAGTCAGGGCATTCTGGGCAGCGGGCAGCTTGGTAATAGCACCAAGAACGGCCTGCGAACCAGAGCCATCAAGCTGGGCTTGGAACATCACCATCGGATCATCCACAACATACGCCTTAACGACACCGGTGGTGCCAGAAGGATAGTATTGAGAATGGATGACCTGCCCCTGTGCGTTCACATACTCACAGCCCATGAACACACCAAGAGCACCGATGGTATCGCCACCAAAGTTATTGGTAGTAATATCAGCACCGGTACCGTCAGCTAGTTCAACGTAGCCAGCAGTAGTCAATTGCACAATCGAGCCGTGGAAGATGTTGTTGGCAACACCAGCCGGGTCAATTAGATATTCACTGACAGCGCCCGCATAGGGCATACCATCAGCACGCTTTACGGGACGCAGCCCGTAGGGTGTCTCGGTAGCAGCCATTTAGACTCTCCTAAAAATTAAGAACCAGAACCAAAAGTGACCTTCGATTTTTTGTCCGCAAACAAAGGCATGCGAGGGTCATTCTCACGAAGAAAATTGTTATCGACCGAATCCACTTGAGCTCTGTTCTGCGCCTCATAATACGCAGCACGTTGCTTGAGGAATTCCTCTGGGATGCGGCACAACAACAGACCACCGATCTCAATGTTCCCTTTAAAGCGGGAATCTTGAGAAGCGAGGTGCATCATTTCCGGGTATTCGTCGATCTTGCACGCTTCATACCCTTCACGGAACTTGGCAGAGACGTTTTGACCATCGGGTTGCCCCATCATGCTGACACGCACCCAACGGTGCTTCCAGCCGGGTCTTTCGTCTGGCGTGGGCAAAGTCTCCGGGGGACGCCACGCCTCAGGGCGGACGCTAGCCGTGCGATTTTCACGTTCGCGAACGATTCGATTTTGCTCAGCCATTTTTAAGCTCCATTCCTTAAGTTAGCAACCTGTTTAGCGTAAAGTTCTAGCGGAACCCCAATTCGCTTGGCTATCGCGACCTGAGACGCCGTTAACCTTACCTGTTTAGGCGAGGTGCTTCGGGTAGCCGGGGCTACTACCGGAGCGGGTTTTGATGCACGGCGCGGAGGTTCATCCTCTTGAGCCGGTTCGGATGCTTGATTTTGAGGAGCATCACTAGCCTCATCGCTCCCGAAATAATCGGGGAAAGTCTTACGCATCGTCTTATCAATTTCTTGATAGTACCGATCCGAAGATGGATCTAGTCCGCGATCTTCGACCAACTCTGAATGCAGCCCTAGGGCGAACGCAGTCATACGTCGATTTTGTCCAAACCAATCATTTTGACTACGCCATTTCTCAGCACGTCGGTCAACAGTTTGCGGCTGTTGTTGCGTTTGTACCTCTTTTTCCTCAACTTGTAAAGGTTTTAGTTGAGTTGCTTTGTCAAGTTTAAGAGTTGCCTTAGCAATTTGTTCCTGAGCCGCAACAATTGCGTCGGTATCGGCGTCCTGATAGGCGTCTTTATAAGCCCTTTTTGCCGCCTCTAACTCGTTCTCAGCAACCTGCTTGGCTTGGTCTATGTACTCCTGACTACCTGAGGCAAGCTTCTCTTGGAGCTTTTTGTTTTGCTCAAATAGCTGTCTGGCATATTCCTCTGCAGCTTGACGCTCACGCATGGCTGCTTCTTTAGCCCGTCGTTCATCATGGTACCCACGTGTAAACTTTTTTATTCGTTTTTGTACCTTTTCGTCGTAAGAAGCTAACTCTTCTTCAGTTACTTCTTCTGGGGGGTCGCCAGCTTTGCGGCCTCGGTCTTCTTCAGGGGTGTCATCCTCAACCTCGAAAGAGAATTCTTTCTCTTCCGCATTTTGTTCTTCGGAGACAGTTTCATCTGCTTCGTCAGGGAATTTGTATTCTTCACCTTCAAACTCTTTCTGTGCCATAAATTACTCCTTACGCACGTGAGATGCCACGGGGATCTTCCACAACCGCCTCGACCGAATCATCGTTGATGATGCGGAACTCACGGCCATGAATCTTCAGACGGGTGCCTGAATTCGGTCGCACGACGATGAAATCGCCTTGCTTACACGACGGCCCACTGGGGAACCGAGTCGTATCTTTGTAAGCATCTGGGCCAACCTTGACGACGAACAGAACGGGGGTCAATACCTCTTCGTAGTGGATCGTAGAGCCAGCTTTAATAATGCCGCTTTCGCTTTCAGAGAATTCCTCCATTGCTTCTGGAACTACGCACAGAAGATGGTAGGTTTTAGGGTCAGGCAACTGCTTGGCCTTTTGCTCCGGGGTCGCCCCCAAAACACTGGATAAATCCACAGCCGCAGTGTCGAACTCAGTCGTCGTCATCAGAACGCTCCATTCTTTGCACAAGGTCTTTGACAATAGACTCTGCATGCGTAAGACCCCGGATTACGCCACAGAGATGCCGGTACTCGGCGAAGTCCGCCGCTCTACCGGAGTTGAGAAACACAGATTGCTCTGCCCGGAGCTTGTCGAACTCAACGAGCAGGTATTGGATTACTTTATCGTCCATTTATTTCTTGGTTTGTTGACGGGACTGGGCCATCTGGGCACGCTCTTTAGCGATCTGTACTCCTAGTTTGGCCCCCTCAAGTTGGTCTTTCGACTTCAAATTAGCCCTATCAACCGCTGTTTTAGCGCCAACCTGCATTGCGGCGATACGTTCTTGTACCGCGATACGCTCTTTCTCGATGAGAAGCTGGTCTGCTTTGGCAGCGGTATCAGCCGCGAGTTTCTTCTCTTCGAGCTCCATCTTCTTCATCTTGATCTGGAGTTCTTGCATCTGCATCTGCAGCACTGGGTCTTGCGCCTGCTGTTGAGCCTGAGCCTGTTGAGCTTCTGCTTGGTCACGCTGGAGAAGTCTGGCGGATGCTTTGGCTGCAAGTTGAGCGACTTCTGCCGCCACCTCGGGCTGCATCGTTTTGTTCTGCTCTTCGGACGGCATCGGCAGGCCAAGCTGCTCTTCGATCTGTTTGCGATACTCGAACGCCACGTGCTCGTTGATGTGCGCCAACATCGTCGCTTGCATCTGCTGAGCCATCGGGTTCTGCCCCACGATCTGCATAATCTTCGGATCCTGCATGGCTGCTTGGTGTACAGCAATGTGGGCCTTATGATCCTGCTCTATAAACGCCTTGACAGGTTTGCCAGTCAGAATGTTCTGGTTCTCCTGCACCGGGTCGGTCGGGGTCTGGTCATCCTCAATCGGCACCAGCTTGTCGGCGTTCTTAACGCCTAACACCTCAATCATCTGGCGGTGCAACAGCGGTAAGTTGTACAACTGTGGGGCGCCTTGAGCCAACTGCATCACGGCTTGATACTGGACAACTTTCTGCGCCATCGTTGACGCATTGGGGTCGCTTACCGGAATGACGTCGGTCA